AAAGATGGCGGTCCAATCGAACACGAACACCGACTCAATCCTGAGCAGTTTGATCGGGCGCTTACCGCACTCGCTGATGCCGTCCGAGACATCGTATCTATCCCGGCTGCTGGCGGGTCAAGCGCTATGGATGCCGCAGAGTGAGCCGCAGTGGTTAGCGTTTTTCAGTCGGGCCGATGAACTGTTCTACGGTGGGTCGGCAGGTGGGGGAAAGACGGACCTAATACTCGGTATGGCGATGGAATGCCACCAGCGATCTATTATTTTTAGACGAGAGTATCCACAACTCAAAGACATTATAGAACGTGGTGACGACATTTTAGAACCTGTCGGAATTAGCTTCAATAGCAATCGCGGCCAATGGCGCGGATTACCCGGCAGACGCACGGTGGAAGTCGGGGCAGTCCAGTACGAGGGTGATGTGCGGAAGTACAAAGGACGACCCAAAGACTTATACGCCTTTGACGAAGTGCCTGACTTTAGTGAGTCACAAGTGCGTTTTTTAACCGGGTGGTTACGATCTATCGATCCGGGGCAGCGCTGCCGGGTGGTTCTCGCGGGCAATCCACCCACCACGCCGGAGGGTGAATGGATTATACGCTATTTCGCGCCCTGGTTAGATAGCCAGCATAGTTATCCCGCCCAACCCGGCGAACTACGATGGTTTGCAGTGATTGAGGGCAAGGATGTTGAGGTTGAAGCAGGCGTGCCCTTTTCGCACAACGGCGAAATGATACAACCGAAGTCCAGAACGTTTATTCCGGCGCGATTAACTGATAACCCGTATTTGCGAGATAGTGATTACGGCATGGTTTTACAAGGGTTGCCGGAGCCGTTACGCTCCCAACTGCTGTACGGTGACTTTTCCATACGGGCGAATGATAACGAGTGGCAGGTTATCCCGACTGCCTGGGTTGACGCCTCCCAAGAGCGATGGAGCAGCGGTAAACGGCCTGATCTGGCGTTGCGCTGCGTCGGCGTAGACCCAAGCCGGGGTGGAGACGATGAAACCGCCATTGCCAAGTTATACGGCGAGTGGTTTGAACTTACGACCTATCCTGGCGCACAGGTGCCGGACGGTCCTACAGCGGGGCGATTGGTACTCAAGGCGATGATAGATGATATGCCCGCGCCGATATTCGTGGATGTGATTGGTATCGGATCATCGGTGTTTGACTGGCTTAAAGCACAAGAGGGCGTTGAGGCGCGCAAGGTCAATGTAGCCGAAGCGTCGAAACGGCGCGACAAAACAGGCAAGTTTGGGTTTGGTAATTTGCGCTCTCAGGTGATATGGCAGTTTCGTGAAGCGCTCGATCCGGCGAGTGGTCATGAGATTGCCTTGCCGCCGGATCGCCAACTAAAAGTGGATTTATGCGCCGCACGATACAGCGTTAATAAGGGTGGGATTGTGGTAGAGCCGAAAGACGACATTAAAAAGCGTATCGGCAGGTCGCCCGATAAAGGTGAGGCTATCTTGCTGGCGTGGCACGGGGCGAATCGGGGGTCATTCATCGCATGAGCGTGGTTACTCGCTTCCAACGGGCGCTTGACGCCTTCCGCATGGCCCCGCCGGAGTTGCGCGCGAAAGCGCCACGTCATACTGGGCCGGTGCAACTGGTCAACTCGGCGGCCTACAATACGCCGCAGTGGGATATGCTCGACCTAGAGAGCTTCGCTCAGTACGGTTTCGGTCTGAATGCAATTATCTATGCCGCAATTATGTACAAGGTGCGCTCGCTATCCGCTGCCCCGCTGCGCGCCTATACGGGCGATATGGCTAAGCCGGAGCTATTGCCCGACACTCACCCACTGGCGCAGTTAATCGCGCGGCCTAACAAGTACCAATCAGCGCTCGAATTCGACGCACTCAACACCGTCTTTTACAACCTGTCCGGCAATGCTTATATCTACTTCATGCGCCCGCGCCCGAACGCGCTACCAACGGCTATATACACCTTTCGGCCTGACCGGATGTACATTGTGCCGTCCGATGACGGCAGCGGGGAAATATTGGGGTATCTGTACGTGCCACCAGGCAAGGCGCGGGGTGATGGAATACCACTATTAGCCGAGGACGTGATGCACGTCAAGTTACCCAATCCTGGCGATCCGATGGGGGGATGGGGGTTCGGCATGTCGCCGCTGTCACCGGCTGCGCAGTCGGCTAACGTAGATAATGACGTCACGAGATTCCTGAAGCTCTTTTTTCAACACGGGGCGATGTTTCAAAATGTGGTGTCATTCGATGTCCCGATGGATGCTGACGAAATGGCCGCCGTGCGTGAGCGGTTCGAGGAAGTCTATGGCGGGGTAGATAACTGGTCCAAAGTGGCGGTGTTATCGAGCGGTGGCAAGGTCGCAAGGGTTAACCCGTCCTTTGAGGAGATGGGGTTTGACAGTATCGACGAGCGAAATGAAACCCGCATTTTAGGACCGCTGGGCGTGCCGCCGATCCTGATTGGTACGCGATCCGGCCTGGAGCGTAGCACGTTTAGTAATCACAAAGAAGCCCGTCAAGCGTGTTGGGAAGACACCTTACTCCCTGAGCGACGGTTATTTGAGAACGAATTCCAATATTATTTGAAGGCCGATAATGCGTTTGTGGCCTATGACTACACTGAGGTTCCCGCGCTGCGTAAGGATATTAAGCTGTTATCTGAGGCAGCAGGTAACTTGATTGATCGCGGTGTGCCGCCGCGCGTGGCCTTCAATACGGTCGGCTTGTCGGTGGCGGATTATCCCGGTGTGGACGTGCCCTATGCGCCCGCGCCCGCTGCGTTCCCAGAAACCCCGCCAACGCCCAAACTCGTACCGCCAAAGGGATTACGCCTGACGACAGAAACAAAGGCTGTACAGCGTGCGACAGAGGCTACAGAAGCCTATTTAGAGCGCTTTGGAGATACCGCCGCCGGCCTATTCGAACAGGATAAGCGTGAAATCCAGGCCATGATTGCCGGCGCACAGAAAGCGGCCTACCGACGCAAGGCGACGATTGCTTGGGAACCGCTGACCGATGATATTCTGGGCTACCTCAAAAACGCCAGCCCTGAGAAGTGGCGTGAAGCCTTTATCCCGCTGGTAAAGGGGTTGATCACCGATAACGCGGGTGAATGGGCCGCTGCGCTGGGTGTGCAGTTTGATGTGCGCAACATTGAGGCGGAAGCATGGTTTCAGGATTACGTGCTGCAATTCAGCCAAGCTATTAGCGATACTTCTGCCGAGACGGTTAAGGATATTATCGCTCAGGCGGTGGCGGAAGGGTGGAGCGCCAGTGAACTTGAGAACCGCTTAGGGCAGGTGTTTGACCAGTGGATGAACGGCGATCTCACGCCAGAGGATTTAGCGTGGCTCAAACAGCGTATGCCCGCCTGGAGGCGCGAGTTAATCGCGCGCACGGAGACGATGCGGAGCTATAACACGGGATATTACAACTTAGGGACGAAGTGGGGGGCGCGTGAGAAATCTTGGATTTCTACGCTGGATTCCCGTGTCCGTCCCAGTCACGCCGCCGCCAATGGGCAGCGCGTCAAGGTGAATGAGCCATTTATCGTTGGTGATAGCAGAATGTTACACCCGCATGATATGACACTCGGAGCGCCGCTGTCTGAAGTGGCTGACTGCCGGTGCTCTGTGCTGATGTATATGTGAGGATATGACTATGTATAACGTATTCCAGATTGCTAACGGCGTCAAAGCCTTGATTGACCAGTACCGCGATTTTAACAGTGCGAAAGTCTACGCCGTGTCACTGAGCCGGATCAAAGACGCCGTGTACTACATCGTGCGTGATAACGGTAATCCGCTGGTGTACCTGTATCGCGGTGAGGCGACCGTAGACGCCCCGGCGATCATGACGGCGTTGACACAACCAGAGCAACCGCCCATACTGGAATTGGAGCCGCCCGCGCCAGAAGAAGAGCCGGAGTCTGTCGAGGAAACCGCGCCCGTAGATGAGCCAGAAGAGAAGCCGCGCGGACGGCGGCGGCGCATAGGACCGGAAGAAACTAAAGCAGCAACAACTGGCCCGGCGGAGCACAAGGCATTCCCGGCAACCGTGACCAATATCGACGAATCTGAAGGTATTGTCACGGCGATTGTGAACGTATTCGGCATTATTGATGATGGTGACGACATTATCCATCCTGGCGCGTTTGGTAAGACGCTGGTTGAGCGCGGGAGTCGTATTCGCGTTCTAAACTCTCATAATGCACGAGATATTCTCAACGTGATTGGCAAGCAGCAGGGCATTCGGGAAGTCACTCGTGAAGAATTACCCGCCAGCATTCTTGCCAAGTATCCCCAGGCAACGGGCGGATTGGAAACGATCACGCGGTATATGCTGGATGATCCCACAAGCAGCGCCGTATTCAAGCGAATTAAAGGCGGCTTGGTGGATGAATATTCTATCGGTTTTGATATTGTCCAATCGGACAATGAGAAAGTTACTGACGACAGCGGCAAAACAAAGGTTGTGCGGAATATTCGGCAGGTTCGTTTGTGGGAATACAGCCCTGTCATCTGGGGCATGAATCCTGCTACGGCTTCTGTAAGCATCAAGGGAATAGACGGCGTTATCAAAGAAGTGGATACAGTTGAAACAGAAGAGCAGTCAACGCCCTTGCTGGCCGAGTGGCTCACCACTGACATCATGCTTCATTGCCAAAGCATTTTAGGTGGCATGAAGTGGTTCGGACTAATAGACGAAATTGAGCACGACCTACTCATGCAGCTTTGTAATGAGCGGATCGAACGGATCAAAACCGATATGCCAATGGGCTTAGCCTTACGTCCGCTTGACGGCGGCATGATGATGTTTGCCGCCAACGGCGCAGACGATACCAAAGCCGGGCGTGTGCTCTCTGAGCGCAACTTTAGCCGCATACAACAGGCCGCCGATTTGCTCACGGAAGTCTTAGAGGCAGCAACGCCCACTGAGGAGCAACCCGAAAAATCAGCAGACGAAATGCCTATTGAGATTCCGTCTGTACCAGAACAGTTAATCAACGATGGGCCGCACGATGAACCGGAAACAGCACCCACCTCAGAGAAGGTCACTGAGGCCGGGCCGCGCGGGGATGAAGCACCCTCCGAGAGACGGACTGAACTCGAAGCTCGATTGTCTCGTTTACTTGTGGAGGACTAAATGAAAGGTCGATATGCAGAGGAAATTCACGCGCTGCAAACTAAGGCCAATGCAAAACTGGCCGAGGGTGATTTTGATAACGCGGAATTGATCCTCAAAGAAGCCGAAGACCTCAAAGCGAAGTCCGTGCGTGAAGCCGATCTTCTGAAGCGCGCGCAAGGGCTTGGTAATGCGGTGGAGATGGAACATCCACAGCAACCCGCGCCGGAAGTCAAAACGCGGTTTGATGATATGGATGACTGGATGGAAAGCGTGGCGAAATGGTATTCCAAGGGCCACGTCGATCCTCGCTTGAAGCTATGGTCGGAACTGGGCGACAATTCCCTGCCGATCATCAACGAACAGAAGCAGATGGTTGAAAACGTGGGCGCGTCGGGTGGCTTCCTGGTGCCGGTTGAGCAGTATAACGGCATTATGGCGATTGCTGCCGAAAAGTCCATTGTGCGCCAGCGCGCGAACATCATTCGTATGGCGCGCCGCCAGATGGATTTTACTGTGCTGGATCAAACAGGCACGGCGGCGGGTGTGGGCCACTGGTTCGGCGGGATGCTGTTTTACTGGGCCGACGAAGCCGCCGAGAAAACCATCACGACGGCAAGCTGGCGGCAAATGTCGCTGGTTGCCAAAAAGCTGATTGGCTATACCCGTGCCTCGGATGAACTAGTGGCTGATGCGTCGATTAGCCTCAACGACTTCCTGAGCGGCCCCTTTGGGTTCGCGGGCGGCGTGGCCTGGATGGAAGACTATGCCTTCCTGAACGGCACAGGCGTTGGGCAACCGTTAGGCGTGATCAATGCGGGCGCAACGATTAGCGTGGCCCGGCAGGTGCAGCAGTCCGTGACCTATGAGGACTTGACGCAGATGCAAGAGAATCACATGGGTGAAGACAGCGCCGTGTGGGTTGCGTCGATTTCTCTCAAGCACGTCCTGATGAACATGACCTACCCAACCGGAAATCCCGCGTTGGTGTGGCAACCAAGCGCGCGTGAAGGAATGCCCGGCACGCTGTTCGGTCGTCCGATCTACTGGACCGAAAAAGTACCGTCGCGCGGCAATGCAGGTGATATTGGGCTGTATGACTTTAGCCAGTATCTACTCGGTGATCGTCAAGCGACCACCATTACCACGAGTGGCGATGAATTCTTCCGCTATGACCAGACCTCCTGGCGCGTGGTACATCGTATTGATGGCCGCCCCTGGTTGAACGCGCCGCTGACACTCCAAGACGGAACCAGCACGGTTTCGCCCTTCGTCATTCTTGGCGCTAAGAGCACGTAAAGGGGATATGACATGACCTATACAGAGCGTTTCTCTGAAGTGTGGGAACTCCTGGACACCGTTTACGGCCTGGCTGTTCCCGCCGCCTCTGAAGCCAATACCGGCTTTCTCCACGTCGCTGACTATATCCGCATTGTCGTGATCATTCACCCGATGGATATTAACGATGCACTGGATATTGACCTAGAGCAAGCGACTACCTTTGCCGCTGGCGATGCGAAAGCGCTTAATGCCAACGGCAAAGATACCACCATCGCGACCGCCGATACCAAGCCGACGGTGATTGAAATCCGTCCAGATGAATTCGACGTGACCGGCGGGTTCGACTGGCTAAATGTTGAGATCACGCCCGCCAACACCGGCGGCGATGGTAATGACTACGTGGTCGAAGTCTGGGGTGAACCAGTTTACAAGCCCGCTGACACGACTAACCTGGATAGCGTTGTCGATTAGTTTCTGACCGAGTATGTGGGGCAGGGGTGACTCTGCCCCTTCGAGGATGTTTTATGTTTGTCCGGCTGAACTGTAATCAGAATATCGTCTCCAAAGGCGTAATGCACCAGTACAAAAAAGGCGACTGGGTAGACGTGGGTCGCCAATGGGCGCAGCAGTGGATCGCGGCGGGGATCGCAACCATGCTGGATACTACGTCTATTGATGGTAAGCCGCTAGAACCAACGGCGGGGATTTTGGTGCGCGGTTCGATTAGTCACGAAATGCGCGAACAGATCACGAAGGCGACTAACTTGCAATGGGCATTTGTAGGGGATAGCGGCTTGATTGGCTGGTTGCCGTTTACCGAAACATTAATTTATCAAGCGACTTTCATGCTGCGTTTAGACTTATTGATTACGGGCTTCAATCTACTCAAAAAATGGCAGGTCGCCATTCCGCTGTGGGACTATGAGACATTGGCGGCGAACGTAGGCACAGAGTTAGATCGGGAAGCGACCAAAGCGGTTATTCGAGATTTGCGCGTGCCGCTGCGCGATACCCGGCTGATCTTTGTACGGCGTTGTGGTGATACCCGCCGACTCTTGGAATTGTGGCGAGAAGGCTGCGCGCCGGAAAATGATGAGCGTCTCGCCTGGATGCGGGCCATGTACACGGTCAAGCCGCTGGTGTGTGATTTGCCTGCGAGTTGGACAGGGCGTGGTTAGTAGAGGGGTGTGTTACGTGGTCTATGGCGCAAAGGCTGAACTCGCGCTCAATCGGGCAACTGAGGCGCTACTGCACACCAACCCTGATTTGACGGTATGTATACAGCGAGATCGTGCTGACGGTCTATCAGATGCGCAGTGCTCCCGCCGTGCCAAAGTGACCTTACTTGACTGGTCACCGTTTGATCACACGGCCTATCTGGACGCTGACACAACCGTCTATCAGGACATCAGCGCCGGGTTTGAGATGTTAGCGGACGGGTTCGATCTGGTACTGACAGCTAGCAATAACCAGGGTGACGAACTGCTCTGGCACGTCGGCAAGGATGATAAGGCGACTACATTGGAAGCCGTGCGTAACTGTGAGCCGCTACAGCTTCAAGCCGGGGTGTTGTTCGTGGCTCGAAATGCCCACACAGAGGCATTGTGGCACGCATGGCGGGGTGAATGGGAACGCTTTGGTAATCAGGACCAGGGGGCGCTCTTGCGAGCGCTGGCGCGCGTGCCGGTACGCCTATGGATACTAGGGCGCGCGTGGAATGGCGGGGCAATTGTTGGTCATCATTTTGGAGCGTGTTAGGTGAGAATTCACATCGTTTGCCGGGATCATACATCCGATCAAATACTGGCTCGTTTAGCCGCCGAACTGTCCACCGACGCGGCGTTTAGTATTGGCCCGGCACCTGACCCTAAAGCATCACTTAACTACTACGCGCCTTATCTGGAATGGGATGCTTTTCGCGGCTTCAACAGCACGCCGGTTGCGGCGTGGTTTACCCACCGTGACGATAATCGCCCTGACAAGGTAACAATCTGGAATGAGTGTGCAGCGGCGGTTCATCTGCGCACAACCAGCGCGAAAGTCTACCAGCGCGAACTAGAGCAGTATGGCCCTACGGCGCTGGTAACAACACCGCTTGACCGTGACAAGTTTAGTCCGGCAAACGAGCATCCCAAACATGAGCGTTTTGTCATCGGCACATCGGGGTTTGTGTATCCCGGCGGGCGTAAGGGTGAACATCTATTCGCGCAGCTTGGGATGCTATACATCAAGCATGATTTTGTTGCCAGCGGGCAGGGCTGGCCGGGTATCCCTACCAAGCATTACGCATGGGACCGGATGCAGGAGTTTTATCACGGCTTGGACTTGTACGTGTGCACTTCCGAGATTGAGGGTATCGGCTACGGTCCCCTTGAGGCGATGGCGTGCGGTATTCCGGTCGTTATTCCGCGCGGGGTGGGTGTGTTTGATGAACTGCCTGACTTGGAGAACGTGCACCGTTATGAGGCGGGCGATCTCGCCAGTCTACGCGCGGCGGTTGACGTGGCGCTGTCCCGGCTAACAGAGGGGGCGATCAACGTTGCCAGCCTACGCGGGGCAACCGCGCGGTTTAGTCATGCGGCGTGGATCAATGAGCACCTTGAGGCATTTGAGTCGTTTTTATACGATAAGCCTCACCGTATCCCGACCTACCCCTGGCAAGGTAAGGCGGGGGTGTACTACGTAGCGTATGGCGAACCGGCACGGGATTGCGCACGGCGGGCGATAGCCAGTTTTAAGAAGCATATGCCGGGGGTTGAGATAGCGTTGGCGAGTGACGCGCCGCTAAATGCTGGAGAAGACATCTTCATCGAACATAGCGATGATGACGTGGGCGCGCGGTCAGTCAAAACGGAAATGTACGATGTCACACCCGCTCATTGGGAATACGTACTGTATTTAGACGCCGACACAGAGATTACGCAGCCGGTCCCCTTCCTGTTTGACGCGCTAGAGGATGGCTGGTCAATGGTGATTTGTACTAATCCGGGGAAATACGCCACTGGCTCTTGGATGCGCCGCCCTGACAACGAAGAAGAGTGTAATGAAACGTTTAAGTTAATTGGCACTGAAGAATTCTTGCAGTTCAATGGAGGCGTGCTGGCTTTTCGTCGCCACGAAAGCACCGCTAATTTCTTTCACGCTTGGCATCAGGAGTGGAAACGTTACGGGCGGCGTGATCAGGCCGCTTTAGATCGCGCGCTCTATGCCGACCCTATTCGCATCTATGTGCTAGGAAATGAGTGGAATACGATTACTCGTTACATTGACGCCGAACGGACAGCGGGCATACTCCATTACTGCATGTCGGCTCGGCGCTGGCGCGGATTACTACCGGGGCGATTAGACAGTGACGAATCGTGGGCCGCTGTGCATCCTGAGACAATGCCAAAGGACCGAAAACCATGAAGGCTGATTTAGAATCTGCCCTGCTGCGCGCGAATGAAACCGGGACCATGCTCAACGAGACTCAGTTGTGCTTCCTGTACGCGCTGGCATCAATGGCACCAGATGGACCAGCGGTCGAATGTGGCGTGTATAAAGGCGGCTCATTGGCCGTCTGGTCTGCGGCGCGAGAGGATCGCGGGGCGATCTACGCGGTCGATAGTTGGGAACCGCCGCACTGGTCGAAGTTTCAGGCGGAGTTTGATCGGGTTATGGCGGCATTTGATATACCCGTTATCAAACTGGTGTTAGACAGTTGGGCCGCGCCGGGGCATATCAAAGATGATATTGCGTTCTGTTTCATTGATGCCTTTCACGGCGATCCGGGTTTCCCGCTCGACTTGGCAGCGTGGGCACCGCGTATTAAACCGGGCGGCGTGTTGGTGTTTCACGATTATTTCGAGAACTCGAATAAACCAACCGTCACGGTTAAGTGGCATGTAGACCGCTGGCAGCAATCCGCCCAGTGGTATGAGTTGGGCGTTGTGAGTGGCACGGCGGCATTTATGAGGCCGCGCGCGGTCGCTATTGGAGGGCGTAAGTGATCGAACAAGTGACACAGTATTCATCTATTCCGGCTTTCCGCATCTCTCAAATGGCCGAACTATCGCGCCAATTCGTACACATTGACGGCGCATTCGTCGAGTGCGGCGTCTATAACGGCGGCGGTGCAGCGGTCATGGCGCGCGAGTTAGGACCGCGCCCGGTGTGGTTATTTGACAGTTTCGAAGGTCTACCCAAACCTGAAGAGATTGACGGCGGGCGGGCCACGATGAAATACAACCACAAAGTTGAGGCTAAGGTTAAATGGCAGGCAGGCGATCCCGTCAAGGTACAAGCCGCTTTCCGCGCGCTAAATCGTTGGGACTCAGACGTGCATATCGTCAAGGGTTGGTTTGAGGACACGTTACCGGGCACTGATACGGGGCCAATTGCGGCGCTGCATTTAGATGCAGATTGGTATGCGTCAACCTGTATCGCGCTGGAAACCTTGTATGACCGCGTAGTACCGGGCGGATTGATCCTGGTTGACGATTACGGCGCGTGGGTGGGGTGCCGAACCGCCGTGCAAGAGTTTTGGCAAAGACGGCATATTGCACCCGCTTTCACAATGCTTGATGAAACGGCGGGATATTGGGTCAAGGATGGCAAGATGCACCTACGCGGATCAATGGACGGCATTTTAGACCAACTCGCACGGCAGTACTCAGATATACCTGCCGTACTAACCCGGTCCAATGCGGCCATTTCGGTGCGTAAAACCAAGCGCGAGATTGCGCCCTATCAGGCAGCGGTGCTGTATGCTATCACGCGCCAGTTTGACTATCCCGGCTCGTCCATCTTGGAGATTGGCACAGCGTTGGGCTTTTCGGCTTCAGTCATGGCTCAGGCTGCGCCGCGCGCTCATATTACCACGCTTAACCCGCGTGTTGACGAAGCGGATCGGGCGCGACTTAATCTCGCAACGTTTCCCAATGTCAAGGTAGTCGCGGTGGCATCATGGGACTATCTGAAGCACTACAAGTTACCCTTGTTCGACATAGTGTTTGTTGACGGCGATCACGCGCAAGTGCGGCGGGATATGCCCTGGTTTGACTTGATTCGCCCCGGCGGTTTAATGATCTTTCACGATTACAGCCCGGCAGGAACCTATCGCGCGTGCCCGCCCGTATTTGATTGTTTGAACGAATTCGCTGCGCACCTGGGGCGCGACTTTGATGTACTCGTGGTGGATGATGGCGGGGTCGGTTTGGCGGGCTGGTATAAACGAGAGGGTGAAAGCTGGTCATGACCGATTATATCACGCTGGCAAACCTGAAATCTCGCATTCAAAAGACGGACGTTACGGATGATACTATTCTGACCGCGATTATCACAAGTGCCAGCCTTGCGGTGGATCGGTTTTGCAATCGCCCGGATGGGTTTGTTGCGCTGACCAACGCCACCGCGCGCACCTTCGCGGGAAGCGGGAGCGCGGTACAGCGGATAGATGAATGTACGGCGATTACGTTAGTCGAAGTCAAGGACAGCGCGACGGATACAACCTACGTTTCATGGACGGCGGGAGATTGGTTGGCATTTCGCGGTGATCCTGAAAGCCCTGATTTTAACCGGACACCCTACACGCATTTGATGGTTGATCCAACCGGAGATTATGCCGTATTTTCGAGCGGGGCATATTCCGGCAAGTCGGGATTTAGACGCGACGATTTAGGCCGCCGACGCGTGCCCACCGTGCGCGTAACGGCTAAGTGGGGTTATGCGACCACCGTACCAGGGCCAATCCAAGAGGCTGCTGCTGCACTGGCAACCCGTTGGTATAAGCGCTTTCAATCGGCGTTTGCCGATACATTGGGTAACGCTGAATTAGGTACGCTGCTGTATCGGCAGACGATTGATCCCGATATTAAGATGATGCTCACGGAGGGGCGGTATATCAAGCCGTCCGTATAGAAAGAGGGTTCGTATGGGAAAAGAAACGCCCGCCAACGTGGGCTACGGGGTAAGTCCGGTGAAGACGTTTACCATTCCGGCGGGGGCAACCGGCGCGGCGGTGGAACAGATCAACTTTGGTCGTAACTATGCCTACCTCCTGGTGCTGTGTGAGGACTGCGACGGAGTAGACGCCGCCACCACTATGAGTGCTCAGATTGCGATGGAATCGGGCGGCGTGATGTGTGACCTGTACGAAAAGGACACGCCCGGTACGAAGTGGGTGAGCGGCAACATTCCGGCAACAGGCACACTGGCCTTTCTGCTGCTGCACGCTTTCGGCGCGCAGTATTTCCGCCTCATTCTAAGCAAAGTCACCACAGCGCCGGTAACATTCAAGATTTACGGACTGGCCGAAAGCATCCAGGGATGACGGATTTAAGCGCGCAAATACGCGGCTTGGTTGAGGCACAGGCCAAGATGGATCAGGTCGTGCGCGATCTGCGGGGTGAAGAAATGCAGCAGAACTATCGCGCGGCGGCCTTACTGGTCAGTAATGAGGCCAAACGGCTTGCGCCGGGAGATCGCGGCGGGTTACGCGCCAGCATTACGCCAGAGGTCAGGCAGCAGGGCGACGTCACGATGGGCGTGGTGGGAAGCAATCTAGTCTACGCGCCGTATCAAGAAACGGGAACCCGTCCGTTTTGGCCGCCGCTTTCCGCGTTGCAAGTCTGGGCACGGCGGCACGGCACGAGCGCCTATGTCGTGGCGCGGGCAATTGCACGACGGGGTATCAAGCCGAAGCGGTTTTTACAACGCGCCTTCGACCAGAGTAAATCCGAGGTAATGCGTATCCTGGAGCGGGGCGTCAAAGGGATTGTGGATAAATGACAACGATATCGTTGTACGACATTTCAGAGGCGATTGAGAACACCTTTACCGCCGCCGGGGTGTTTGCGCGCGTCCAGACGAACGAAACCATCACGGACGGGATGCAAACGGTGGTCACGCTTCAGATTTACCCAGAAGAGATCACAGGAGATACCAAAACCAGGACTGACCGCATGACGATGGGTGGAGGCGTCCGGCACACCGAAGTGATCTACCATGTGGACGTGTACGCCCTACAGCACGCCAATATCGGGCAGGATATGAAGGCGATTGCACTAGCAGCGGATAAGGTGATCGCTGTTTTGGAAGCTCAGGACGCTACCCCGCCGTTTGGGTTGGCGGGCCTGAAGTCGTTTCGATGGAACGCCCGCCGGGTGTTGTTCGAGTTGGGCGATGCACAGGTTAAGTACGCTGGTCTGCGCTTTGTGCTGACCTTTAGCATCTTCTAATTAGGAGAATAAATCATGACACAAACAACCGATGCAATTGTAGCTACCAATGCAGTCGTTTCACTAGACAACGCCGCCGGGGTCTTGACCGACATTAGCGGCAACTCAAACAAGGTCGAGTTGGGGCCAAAGAACGGCGTGGCTGAAACCCGCGTATTTGGTAATCAGTGGATGCTGCGGGGCATCGTGGGCAAAGACGTTGACATCAGTCTGGACGTGCTTTACACCTCCAACGCCGCTGAAGGCGGGCAACTGCTGGATGACTGGTTTTACGCAGGCAACGACTCGGCGCGCACGCTTCAAATTGACGTACCAGACAGCGATCCCGGCAGTTTCCGGTATTCAGGCGAAGTTATCTTGTCTGACTTTACCATGACGCTGGATGCCACCGCCGACGAGTGGGTGATGTGCTCGGCTAAACTGCTGCCGTCCGGTGCATTTACCAAAGCCACGATTGGGACGTAAATATGCCGAAGCGCAACAGTATTCGCGTACACAAATCTGACGATCTTCAGGGTGAGGATTCGTGGGTCAAGGTCAAGTCGGCAGAGTGGGGCAAATCAAAGGCGCTGCGAACTGCCATCAAAGAACTGGACGATGATGATGCGACCAAACTCACCGAACAGTTAATCTTGGAACACTTCGTCGGCTGGAACTGGGTGGACGATGACGGAAACCCGCTGCCGAGCCTGAAAGAGCACCCAGAACTGTTTGATACCTTCCTCTCGAATGATGAAGTGACCTTTCTGGCCGAAGCGGTCGGCGGCGGTAAGGAAAAAAAAGGAAACTCCTCAACCTGAGAATTCACCTTCTAACGGGGGGCGCGAACCCCCCGGAGGAGTATACCGATCTCCAGTTGTGCCGGGATGTGTACCACTGCCTGCCGTCGCAATTGGATCGTGAAGACGGGGATGTTATCGCGTTCCACTTAGCCATGATGGGCGTGGAACAAGAGGTCAGAAATCATAAGCGGGGCAGACGTACAGGCCGCGCGTCACGGATAAAGGCGACGAATGGGCGCAGTCAATACGATTGAACTGATCATCAAGGGAACCGATAACGCCACTGATATTATCAAGGGCGTAGGCGATAAACTTGAAGGATCATTTAAGGCTGTCGGTGCCAATCTAACCAAGATCGGCGCGGTCGGTGGCCTTGCCGTCGCGCCTGTTGCCGCCGTGCTCAAAAATGCGACCGATCATGCTGTTGATTTTGACACCGCGCTCACCAACGTGCAGGCCGTGTTAGGGTCTACCGAGGAAGACACCAAAGCGCTAGGTGATTCGATCCTGGCGATTGGTATGAACTCAAAAGAAGGTCCGCAAGCCGCCGCTGAAGCATTTTATGATATTGTGTCGGGCGTGTCCGATGCCAGTACGCATATGGCGATTCTGGATGCTGCGATTTCGACCAGTGAAGCCGGAGCGTCGGAACTTAAGGGCACAACGGGTGCGCTCGTGTCCATCATGAACAGCTACTCATTTGCCGCCGAGGACGCCAGTATGGTTTCGGACGTGCTGACTCGCGCGGTCGGTATGGGCGTGATGACGATGGACGAACTCGGCGCGGCGATACCGTCCGTAACCGGGTTGGCGAATTCGATGGACATTGGTTTTGACGATCTGGCGGGCAGTATGGCCTACCTGACGACTAAAGGCTTTAGCGCGGGTGAAGCGGCTACGCAACTTAAAGCCAGTATGACCTCACTGCTCAACCCGAATGACGCGCTCAAAGAAGCCTTTGCGGAGTTGGGCGTTACATCGGGTGAGGCGCTGGTGCAGCAGTACGGCATGGTTGGGGCACTACAAAAGATTGCCGGTACCAGCGCCGCAAGTAAAAATGGACTGGCTAAAACGCTGGGCAGCGTCGAGGCGCTCAATGGCGTGCTGGCGCTGACGGGTGAAGGCGCTGACGAGTTTTTGGAGAAGTTTGAAGACGGCATGGAGGGCGCAACTGACGCCGCGCAAGCCGTCCAGATGAGCGGCGCACAAGCGCAAATGGACCTGCTCAAAAGCGCGATGGATGGCCTGAAGATCACGGTAGGCACGGCGCTCATCCCGGCGATCACCAATCTGGTGAATACTGTGCGTCCAATGGTGCTACAAGTAGCGTCCTGGGCGCAGCAGCACCCGGAACTTATCAACCAGATTGCTAAAGTCGTGGCGATTGTCGGGGTACTCAGCACGGGCTTGACCGTCGTGGGTGGAATTATTTCGGCGGTAGGCGTGGTGCTGGGCGTGATACTGTCACCGATAGGGTTGATCATTGCAGCGGTTGGGGCGCTGTACCTGGCGTGGCAGGAAAACTTCTTAGGAATTCAGGAGGCTCTACAACCTGTTATTGATCTGGTCGGAACGCTGTATAACATCGTCTCTGAACACTTTGGCGCGATTATTGACTTTATCAAGGCGGGCGACCTACAAGGCGCTGTTGGCGAAATCGGCACGATGTTTAACGAGGGAGTCGATGCCGTAAAAGAAGCGCTCCCCGGCATTGTAACTGCTCTCAGCGCTTTTGGCGAACGCCTCTTGAATTGGATTATTGAAGCGGTTCCTAAAGTAGTGGAACAACTCAAACAATGGGCACAAGCCTTTATCGACTGGGTGCTACCATTCATCCCGCCTCTACTCGCCAGACTGGGGGAAATGGCGCAGAAGTTGATTGCCTGGATTGGTGAAAAACTGCCGGGGTGGGTTGAAAAACTGAGGGAATGGGCCGGGGCGTTTGTGGATTGGATTGTTGCTGTCGCGCCGCCGCTCTTGGAAAAGGCGGGAACACTCGCCGGAGATTTGCTGAAATGGATCGGTGATCAGGCTCCGATTGTACTCAATAAGCTGGGTGAATGGGTCGGGGTATTTATCGACTGGGTCATCCCTGCTGCGACCGGATTGCTTGAAAAGTTGCCAGATTTGCTCAGTGACGTGCTCAAATGGATTTTAGATCAGTTGCCAGAGCTTGAAGCTAACCTTCTGGAGTGGGGTACTGAATTTATCCAATGGGCAGGTGACGCCATACCGCCGCTGTTGGTGAAACTGGGCGAGTTGTTGGGTGAGGTCGTCCAGTGGATTATCGGGGATATGATCCCCGCTATTATCCGCGAGATACCCGGTATCGTCACGGCGTTTCTTAGTTTCGTGGAGGATATGATTACAGAGGTCGGTCCTAAGCTGTTGGAATTCTTAGAGGCTATCGGTGATTTTATCACCAACGACCTGTTGCCGGGGGTGCTTGAATTTGGGAAGAGCATCGGTAGCGGCATTATTGATGGCATCAAGCAGGGCATTGATAACCTGATACCTGACCTGGAAGAAAAGGTCGAAGGGTTACTCGGTGACATCTTGCCCGGTTGGGCAGAGGACGCGCTGGGGATTGGATCGCCGTCGCGCGTAGCGGCTACGTGGGGCGAGAGCATTCTGGCCGGACTTAGGGGCGGGTTGGTCAACACGCTGGCGCTGGCCGGACAAATGGCGGTTGTGGTATTGGTGGTTACGGGTGCCGGGGCGCTAATCAGCAATGCGGGAACCAATGCGGGAACGAACTTCATCACCAATTTAGTTAACGCGATCAATGTAAAAGCCTATACCGTTTCCGGCGCAATGGGTGTCGTGCAAACCTACGCCAGTGGAACGGCGGCGAATCTAATGAACGCGGGTACTTACGCCGGGTCGATGCTTGCAGTGGGTATTGCAACGGGTATTTATAACAACATGAGCGCGGTCGTGGCGGCTGTGTCTTACATGGGATGGACAATTCAGAGTGTGCTAAAAGCATCACTCGGTATCTACAGCCCGTCGCGCATATTTGAGGGGTTCGGTCAGAACTTGGTTGAAGGCATGGCGTCGGGGTTGGGTGACACGTCTCAGGCGACAGATGCAATGGGCGCGTTTGGCAACGACCTCGCGCAAGAACCATTCTCGCCCGCGCGCGGGGGGGATACCTACGATAACAGTACGACGACCATTATCCAGGTGCCGGTTACAGCGGAGGCTATGCGTCAATATCCTAATGCGACCACCTTTGCGGAAGAGGTGCAGCGCATTTTAAACAATCGGTTCAATCGTTTGGGTGGAGGTATAACAACCAGTGGCTAACTTAGCCCTGTCTTTTGGCGGGGTCACGATTCCGAATGTAACGCGCGTGTTCTCCAATTTTGGAGACTCTCGCACGCTGATCCTGCCCATCAGCGGGGGAGTCGGCGGCGGTTTTGATCAGTTCGGAATAGGGGAGGCGCCAACAGAAATCGGGCGTGTTGAAGTTGACTTTTTACTGAGCGCTGCCGAAGCGAGTATGCAGGCATCCATTGATGCCATTAACGCCTTGCCGCGTTTTGGTCGTTCGGTGCTATTTTTTCAACCGCAAGGCTCATTAGGGCAGCGATTTTGTTATGCACGGGTAGCGTCGATTTACATACCAGAGGACGCCAAAGACGGCATGGTCTGGATCAAATGCCGGGTCACGTTTGCCGTGTCGGAACCGCGCTGGTATCGCAACGCGACGGTATCGCCCGCTCAGGCGTGCACGGGCGTCCTGACCGAGTGGACCGTAACCTATTCCAACGGCAACGCGCGGGCGATACCGGTCTCCATTACGATTGTGCCGCCCGCTGGAAAAACAATCACCGATCCGATACTGCGACGGCGTTTAGACGGCGTGTTGATGGACGAAGTGTCCTACAGCGGCACCATCCCCGCGCTTACAACGCTGGGCATTTATGTCCAATCAATGCGCGTCACGGTCGGCGGTGTTGACGCTTACAGTGCGTTTGACTTTCTGCATCCTGATTGGTTTCGCTTGTCGCCCGGCGCGAATACGCTGCAACTGATTGCGGACAACGCCGGAGACGAGGCGACGGTCACGGTCAATTATCGAGAGACGTATCGATGAAACTTTGGGCCGACGTGTACAACTTGGATGGGTCGAAGCGCGACGAGGGGCCGCTGGTGGAAATAACCGGGGCGCAGATTGAGCGCGTGTTAGATGCACCCGGCTCTATGCGGATTACCGTACCACTGACCAGTGAACGCGCAAATGATCTGATCGCTGCCGAACGGCGGATCAAACTTTACGTCGAGCATCCCGAAAATACTCAGCGCTTTTTAGGTACGGGCCTCATTCGTAAGCCGACCAAAAATGTAAACATGCTGACCCTGGAGATCGCCGGGCCGGATCAACTGGATGAACTGCGCCAGCGTAACGTATTGGTCAATCGGGTATTTAACGGGACGGCACTCACAACCGCGCTGCAAGAGTTGATCAACCTCGTGCGCTCGACTACTGATCTATGCACAAGCGGCACGGCGGCGGCCTCAACTTCTGCCGTAAGCCACGCCGCTAGCCTTGCGTTTGATAATGACCCCTCTACGTACTGGGAATCAACCGCGCTGCCTGCTACGCTGAAATATACCTTCGGAACGGCGGTTACAGTGCGGCGGGTCACGATTCGCGCCAGCGCCAACGGCCCGGTGAACTTTACCATCGAGGGAGACGATACTGGGATGACGGTAGTATCAACGCTGGTCAATGAGGACGGATGGAACGGCGAAAAACGAACCTATGACTTTGCCGATCCGGGCTTTACCTCGATCGATTGGCAGCTTAACATCTCGGCGGCGGCGGGGACAGTCGTTCGGATTTACGAAGTCGAAATGATGGTTCAGACGGATTGGACGCTCGATACCACCGGCGTAACAGGGGATTTATACGCCGAATTTGATGGTGTGTCGGTGTTGGGTGCTATTCAGGAAATCGCCAAACAGACGGGGAATCATTTCATCCTGAGCGATGACCACGAGTTGACGTTCGGTGCGTTGGGTGACGCTGCCCCGGTACGATTGTACCAGCCGCACAGCATCATCAGCCGGGACACGTATGGCAATAACGATATTGCGTTGGTGGACGCGCCGACGATTGTGGATGACAGCGAGAGTACGATTAACTGGGTGCTGCCGTTGGGGCGGGGAGACGACCGAACTTCTCTAAAATATCTGATGCCTGATTATATAGGCGATGTGATTGCCGAGTTTGACGAAACACATTATGCGGACATATGGATCTCTTTCATAGAGGGAACTGCCTATACTCACGCCGCGCAATCGTTTCAATCAGCATCAGATAAAAAGGTAATCGCCGTATCGCTCTATATGGCTAAATACGGCCTGCCTGCGCAAACGCTATCGGTATCCCTGTTTACTGATTCTGCTGGTTCTCCCGGCGTTGGTTTTAGCGGCATTCCGGCGCGCGTGAAAGAGGCGGATATACCCTATTCGTTAGACCAGACATCACTCACGTTATCCTGGATTACCTTCTGGTTTTCAGAACCCGTATCTATCTCGGCCTCTACAACTTATTGGATTGTACTCACCGCCGATGTCATGACGGATGCCTCAAACTTTGTAGTGCTGGGATTGTCGGCTGATGGGTACGCGGGAGGAGCGCTCAAAACTCAATACGTGGGTTCTGGAGGATGGGTAGTATATGTAGGGCATGACGCTCTTTTCCAGGTCTACGGCATAGCCACCACCGAATCGCCCTACCTCCCGCACCACATGACCGGACCAGGCAGTGAAGAACTGTGGTACTTAGCCGATGACACCAGTATTGCCACCTATGGACAGATTGAGCAGACGATCCAGACCGATGTGGGCGCGCAAGGGGCCGCCGAAACCGACCTGCAAAACGCGGCCCAGATACTCTACCTGACCGCCTCGACCTACCTGGAGCGTCACGCCAATCCACAGGCGGCCTATTCGGTCACGCTGTATAAGTGTTATGCCACGCTGCTTCCCGGCATGTTGGTCTATCTGAAATACGTGGGCATGGTTACGCCGACATCCGGTACAGCGTTGACCTACATTGACATTGCCGATACGTTTTGGATTACGCGCGTGATTGAGAATTTCGACACGGCAAACTTCACCGTGAGTCTCGAATTGAGTAACGTCCCGCGCGCCTTGAATAACGTTCTGGACATTATCGCGGGCGTATCGGAAGCGGTCAGTGTTGAGGCCGTTCGGCGGGATTATTTGCCTCTTATTCGTGATGAGGTTCCTGCTACGCCCGCTACGCCGCCGACAGACAAGCGCAAACTTTACCCCAAGGCTGATGGCTGGTATGACTTGGACGATACCGGGGTAGAAAACGCGATCATCGCCGGAACCGTCGCGCAAGTACGAACGCTCTTGGGCTTGGATACGTATCTCGCCAAATACACCACGACCGCCGCACAGTCCATACCCAATAACGCCTTTACGATTATCGACTTTGACACGCTGGCTGTGGATGACGGCCCTTACGTTACGACTGGCGCGGGGTGGGTCTATACCGTTCCGGCGGATGGGCATTATCAAGTGGGGGCGATTACGCGCTGGGAGGCTTCGACGGCGTGGGCGGCTGGTGAAAGAGCCAATCTGCGCATTGCCGTGAATGGGACAGCGTCCTATTGGTATTTGGATATTAGGGCCGATGAAAGTGCGCCAAATCACAACGTAGGACTGGGCGGATCGACAATCGTCCCCAACTTATCCGCCGGGGATACGCTCTCGATTGAGATATTTCAATTATCAGGCGGCGCTCTGGCGCTGTCATCGACGGCGGGCACCAATCACGTCAGCATTCTCAAGCTGTCGGGATAACTCAACTTTAGGGGGCGCGGCGCAGTTGAACAGGTATACGATTAGGGCAAACCAATCTATAACGGAGTATGCGAAATGAAACGGATACCATTTGCTTTAATCGTTGTGGCGCTTGTTATGTCCGTCGCGCACGGGCGCGCGCAAGAAGATATGCCGACGGTCATCGGCTGGTTGTACATCCCGCTGTACAAAATGGCCGAACCGCTTTATGAATCAGAGATCGGTGTGGACGGGTTGCATATCATCCCGGCAGAAAACGCCGTGCACCTGAGGGGCACGGCATGGCTGGATACCACCTACGCCAGCATGGTTGAGGCCGGTGGGGGCATCGCAACCGACGCCGATAAGTACCCAGCGGGGCGCATTGTATTGGCTGGTCATAATCCGGGCGTATTTTCGGCACTGCCAGGGTTACAGGTAGGAGATGTCCTATATCTCGCCAAATGGCCCCTGGTGGTCCGCTTTGAAGTTGTGGGGGCATACGTGGTCGACGTGCAAGATACAAGCTGGTTATCGCCGGTCACGGATTCGCGGCTGGCACTGGTAGCCTGCATGGGGGATCAACGGCTGATTGTCGAAGCCGTGCGCGTGGACTAAAACACCCGCCGCCGCGTGCTTGGGGCCGCGCGGACAACGGGCAACCTAATCATAACATGATCGGCCCTGGTAGGGAAGTGGGGAATACAGTGGGACTAGACGAGATAAACAAACTCGGCGAATTAGGAACCGGTGCGCTGCTTGGCATTGCGCTAATCTTGGTGTTGCTTCTGGCGTGGCGCTTCTTGGGGGGGGAAAACAGCACCAAGAGACTAACCCTAATAGCGCTCACCGAGAGTGTTAAGGCGCTGACTGCTCAGAATAGCGCTATTGCATCACTTGATGACAGCGTAAACGATCTAAAAAGACAACATGAATTGTCTTACGCCGATGCTGCGCGCACGATGGCTGATGTGACCACGCGGAGAGAAGCCGATTTTGAAAAGGGTGTGAACACCCTTCGGGCAGATATTGGATTTGTACCCGACAAGGTGGGGAACATCACGGAGGTTCAGATTGACACCATACGTACTGCCTTAGCCGCGCTGTTGGCGGAACAAGAAGCCAGAGTAGGAAAGCGGATAGACGAATTAGCCGACAAATACTCAGACGCCACCCTGGATATTATCCGCGCTGAAATTGAGGCCATGTCTGAACGAATAGTCGAAAAGATTGACAACTTAACCGAAATTGTCCCAGAGAAGGTAGGCCAAGTCATATCAAAAACGCGCGAACAGGCGGCGGACGATACGCTTGCCGCCACGCGGCGCGGGTTGGTGCAGTCCGAAAAACGCGGAGTGGCCCTAGCAAACGAGAACGATGAACTCAAAAAACGCGGCACGGGGCCATTGGCCGATACCGCCAAGCCGCCCGCAGACGATGGGCACGGGTCGAAGGAGTAGCATATGGGCAGAATGAGGATGTTTCCGCTGATGGGCGTGCCGATGGGGGGCGGAGGTAATCCGATCAATACCCTTGCGCCTGCCATTGCCGCTGCTGCTGTCATTGGCACGGAACAGGCAGGCGACAACGGTACATGGGTTCCGGCGGCAGACACGTATACCTACCAGCGCCAGCGCTACGTAGCAGGCGAGTGGGTAAATATTGTGGCCGCGACAGACTTCAACTACACGCTGGTTGACGCCGACTTTGGCTATGCGCTGCGCCTCGAAGTGACCGCCACAAATGCAGCGGGCAGTACCGTCGCCTACAGCAACGCGACGAATCTGGTGATCGAAGCGCCTGCGCAATCGCTGGGTGGCGAACTCATGCTTGATGGCGATATGGAGTTAAACAACACCAACAACTGGCAGGGTTACGATGGCGGTTTGGCATCCAAGCAAACAGCCACACCACACGGGGGCGCGCGTAATCTGCGAGCTACAATTGGTGCAGGTAATAATGTTGGTGGCGCGCAACAAAACAACATCCTCACGATTGGCGGCTGGTTTGAGACGTCCGGCTGGAATCGAAGCGATGGAACGGTAGTCCCAACATTGACATCGCTGGGTGGTCCTAATGTTTTTATCACGCTGCCTATCTCGGCAAATTGGCAAAACTACCGAACGTTTTCGCGCGCCGTCGGGGATGATCTGGTGCTGCGCGGCGTCGGTGGGTCAGACGCCAATTGGCTTGAGTGGGATGATTTAAGTACAACGGCGCTAACGCTTAATGCTCAGCTTATCGCGCCATCGGCTAATATGCGCCTTGATTTTAAGTACACGCTGCCGGTATCGCCGATTGTCGGATCACAGGTCTGGATACTCCCGCGTATCTCCGATTTTGCAGGGGGCAACAACTGGCGTGGCGTTATCCAGTATACGGGGGCGCAGTGGAATATCAACCTATACACAGTAGCAGCGAATGTGGCTACCTCGCGCGTTTCAGCCGTAAATGTCGGCACGACAAACGGTATGCGAGTGAACATGAATGCTGATAGCATCAGCCTGTACATTACCGCTAATGGCACGGATTGGACGCAAATTGGCACCACAATCACGAATGACACCTATAAAACTGCTGTTGGCGTTAATGCGCTGTGGACATCAGATGTTACACCGGGTCAGCTTATATATGCGGCGGCTGTTTAGTCGCCTTACAAGGAAGGATCAATCAATGGCACAAAGTCATTTTTTCTGCATGGACTACTGGGTATTAGATGGCAGCACCTACCGCAAATCATTTGAGTTGACCGTGGCACCGGGCGAACAGGTTGACACCTCTGACTTCGCGGCGATGCCAACCACCGCCGCATTTGATCCGGTGATCTGGTATGCGACCTTCCGGGTGAGCGCCGAATACGCGACGTTTTTGGCGGGCGTTTGCCCTGAGTTGCCGCCGTCGCAGTCGTCAATCTTTGCTTTCTGCACGCGCACCTTTGGCGCTGCTATGCAGTTTAGTAACTTTAATCTGCCCATTGGCCCGCAGTGTCTCGCTTCATTCAACGACTATCTCAATTATCACTTTCCCGCGCTAGTTTCTCAGGTTGAGGCGCTGGATTTTGGCCCGCAAACCTCCCGGCTGGCGATTATGAATGCTGTCACGCAGTTGATCCAACCGGGTCGCGCGCCGTATGTGTGGGGTGAGTAATGGCTACGTATCGCTGCGAAGTCGTCACGCCCTGGAATACGGACACGCCGGGATTTAATTATCAGGGCACAGAACTGGACTATCCTGCTATATGGACTGATGTAACTGAACAGCCAGACGAGAACCTGATCCCTGATCCCAACGCATTTGTGTCACGCGGAGAACGGCTATCCGAAGCGCAAATGACCGCACTTGAAGCGGATACACGCTATGTCGTGCTATGGAGTGAGGAAGAACCCGCGCAAACATTATTGCCACTGAGGCAGGGACAGCCCGCCAGCGCCGCAGAAGTCAAGCCACCAACGGGCAAGCCGAACGCCGCCGAACACGGCAAGCTGGTGTCGGACTTAGCTCGGTTGGGGATTAGCGGGCAACTGGTAGCCGATCTCGCCAGCAGCAAAACGCGCCGCGCCAACGCCGACTTGTTACGCGCGAAACTGAAAGCACTGCCGAAAGCAAAAGACAAAGAGAAAGCATAACGCCCGCTCCGACGGGACTCGTTCACCAGGACGCCCGCGCCGGATCGTCCGTACACTATCGCATATCGTACACTATGAGGAGAACGCCATGTTTGACAACGTAAATATCAGTCCTGAACGGATCGAATTTGTTCTGTCCTATGTCGTGCCCGCTGCTTTTGCGCTGCTCTTTGTGGCGTTGGGAGCATTCGGACTAAAAAAGGCTGTTGCTCAGTTCGTGGGTATCTGGCGCTTGTTCCGCCCACTGACCGATGAACCTACCGATGTTCTGATCATCTCATTGGCCCGCGCGCTAGGCATGACGCCTGAGAAATTGGTTGAAATTCTGAAGGCGTGGAATGACCAGATCGACCCGCCCGCGCCGCCCCAGGAAGTTAATGTCAATATCGGAGGATAACGTGGGCAAGAAGCAACTCAAACAACGCATTGCCGACCTCGAACAGCGGGTAGCGGACCTTGAGGCGGAATTGGCGAGACGACGACGCAATGAAGCGCACTTTGAGTGGAAGGTATCGGGAGGAACAATGGAACAATACTATCTCATATCACAATCAGACGTCGATCTGCTGCAATCCATGACGTATAGTGACGCGCGCTATGTCCTTGACACCGCGTTACATATCACAGATGCCGTGCCCACTGACGCACTAACAGAAGAGGCGGGGCAGGCCAAGTCGGAAGCTAATCCCCTGCAATTAGACCAATCGTCATTGAGCGATCCCTGGACGCAGCAATGAACAGTTATCCTCAAAATAATGAACTCATTCCAGGTACTTGGAAACCCGGCGTGTTTCAGGATCAGGTGAGTGTGCCAGCAAAACGAACGGCACTTTTTGCCTGTCCTGTCTGCGGCAATGTTTTCTCGCTATCAGGGCACAACATCGCCACTGATGGTATAGTGTCGCCAAGCGTAGTTTGCCCCTACCCGCCATGTACTTTTCATGAGTTCATACAGATTTTGGGGTGGCTAATATGAGGCGCGCGCTTGTTCTCTGTATCACCATCCTCCTGTTCCCCGCCGTGTTCGTAGCGGGGATCATGTTCGCCGACTATGGCGCGGACGATCTTACCCCCGCGCCTACTACTGCCGTCCCGCCAAGCGAAGTAGAGGTGGAAAGTGGGCAAAGTGTCATCCCCGAACAATGGGGAGAAC